TGCGGCTTGGTAATCGAGCGATCTGCCGCGCGAAGCATATGAGCGCCATAAGGACCGACGAAGATACCGGACGTTCCCGGCTGCGGTCTTACACCAGCATTGCCCAGTGTTTGCATGGCAATACTAGCGGCGGGGCCAACCATCTGTTCCGTCGATATTGGTTCTTTGGACTGAGCCACCATTCCGGGATACATCGCGGCTTCAACGGGAGCCTTCATGTAGCCATAAGCTAGCCTGCTACCAATATCAGCGGCCCTATTGCCAATATTAGTGCCGGGAGAGAACTCGCCCCCGCTTGGAATTAGAGGCTCGCCAACATCCGGAACTTCTCCTCCATCTGCCATTTCACGAGGGTCTCTTGGAACCCATAGGATATGTCTAGGATTGCCTCCAATTCTCAAGGCAGATTCGTTATCCGCTGGAGTCCTTTCTCTGACATTATCCATTGGCATCAAGGTGGCTTTTTCTTCTAGCTGCATTAACTTCATTTCATTATGCAAAGCATCAATCGGAACATCTGGAAGCTTTTTTTGGATATCGCTTATCTTTGCCCTTGCGTTCCATCTTCCTCCCGCTGCGGAATAAGCAGCATCAAGAATTCGGGACCTTAAAGGTCCAACCACGCCCGCTGGTTTGGCTCCTACCATTGGGGAACCAGCAGGAAGAGGAATTACATCTGAAGGTGAATCGACCATAGGGGCAACGCCAAATGGCTGCTGAACGTCACCGCCACCGGCATATCTATATTTTGGAATCGGAGCCCGCAGCCAACTATCTGGAATTTGTGTTGTCATAGGCTGCAAGGATCGCGGCAATGTACCGCCATAACTAACATCGTCCTTGCCATCGCCCTCTATGCTGCCACCGCGCGCCTTTCGATAGTGCTTGGTTGCGCTCAGAGCCTTGGCTTTCTTGTCCATGCCCTTGCCGTACTTGTGGCCGGCATCAGCGGCATGAAAATCCTTGGCTACCTTCACTGGAATATCCAGATCGCTAGGATGCCACCCGTGCGCGATGGCACTCATCACTTTAGCCTGCTTTACACTATGAGATGGCATCTGTGGCTCATATGAAGAGCTTGGGAAGATAGAGCTTATCGTATTTATCATATTATTGATAGCGATCACCCCCTGTTGGAGAGAGGTAAGGATATTGGTTAATCCGATGCCTCCTGATTGAACGGAAGAACTGTTATTTGTGGCATTTGCTGGCATTTTATGCCTTTATCTCTTCAACCGTAATCGCGACTCGTTGCGAGCCGCCCAAGCGTCTGGCAGCAGAAGTGCCGTTAACGGCCCACGTTGTTACACCGCCCGTAAAATTACCAATGCGGAGTTTAAATGTGGTCGAAGATGTTGTTCCGCTGGTTATTTGGAGGGTAAATGCGGTCGGCACCATATCGTTGACCGCACCGATCCCCACACCAACCGCACTAATAGCACCGGCGGTGCTATCCTGAAAGAGAGCGACAAACATATTTACCGCCGCCGAGTTACTTACAGACAATGTAGAACGAATAATCAAATTACTAGTCGATAGTTTGGGAGTAATCGAAACAGTTAATAGTTGCGTCCCATCGGTATTTTGAGGAATTGTGTCAGCGGCCCCGGCCATATTAGTTGTGCCCGATGTGTATGTGGTTAACTCTGCATAGACTGTTTGCAGGGTTACGCCATCTGCAACCTTAATATCGTTAACTGAACCGGCAATAAGGCCAGTGCCTAGAGATATAACTCCATTAAATCCACCAACGGATATAACATAGGCGCTCGCAATTGCGGATATCGTTGCATTAAGCTGATTTATTCTTGCAAGAATGTTGTTGAATGATCCCTTCATATGAATAGTGAGATTATTAAACGAAGTCACTCCATTTTGGATGGTGCTTACAACATCGGTAATACTAGCCATTATCGTCTCCCATCCTGAGCGAAACGATAACGCAGACGGCCAATGCGCCAGAAGCTATTTGTATCCATGCCCTCCACCTTGAGGGATAGAAACCTGCCGCGAATTCTGGTGTTGATGAATTCCGTACCTGACGAAAAAGGAAACGGTCCATAAACGCGGGGCGTGTCACCAGTGTAATCGGTGGCAAAGAAAGTCAGATTGAGTGCCGCATTGGTAATATTCCCCGGATAGGTATTGAATGTCATGTCCGGCAATATCCAGTCAACCACGGCCATGTCATTTCCTTCGGAGATCGACCAGTAGCCTGTCTGGAAAGAGCTATCCATGGCGATAGCGCCAGCATTATAACCAATGTCATGCTGATAGATAAATCCGCTTAAATCCGATCCGATTGGATTACCCAGAACCGTCACATCAACCCATGCAGATCGCCCAAGAGAACCAAAGTCCCACTCGTTCTCAGAAGTATTGAACTTAACATAAAGCGAATTCTCTCCATTGCCGCCCAACGCTGGGAAGAACCAGCTTACTTCATTGAATAGACTATTAACGGCACACCTGACTTTGGAGAGATTGGTGGTATCGATATTTTGAAAGACAAAATTCCAGACAGGGCATGGAATGGGAACAACGCCGGCATTGCTAAGTACAAAGAAATTATTCGGCCCCATCCAGTAAACATTGCCGTTAAGAACGCCGCAGGCATGCTGGCCGACAAGACCGCAGCCCGATCCAACGCGGTTAAAGCCAAAAACTATCGGCTGACCGATATTCTGCATCACATAGCAGTCAATATCGGTCCAGATGATGCCCTGCTGCGCAGATTGGATGCCGCCTTTGATCAAGGAGCCGGTCGCAATGCGAAACGATCCGGCCCATGTTTGTGAATTCACGGTCCAATTGGTATAGTCCAGAGCATCGGACCATCGAACAATAAGCGGGTCTCTTACTCCGGAATTCTGTACCGATCCCCACGCAACCAAGATTTGCTGTGGCTGAGAAACGAAAATGCCGCCATTGAAAAACGGCGCTGTAGCAATAACGCTCGCATCCTGAAAGCCTGAACCTGCCGACCAAAAATAAATCGGTCCACCAGAAGGACAGGCCAGCAACGTCTCCCCCCAATTAGTAAGACTCCAATCAGTAGCCGTAATCGGCGTACCGCTGCCTGCTGGAGCGGATGTTCCGGTGCCATATCCGCCAAGGCCATATCCGCCAAGGCCATATCCAAGAAAAGAACCGGGTCCAAGTGTGTAGTAATAAACGATCTGGGCAAGGCTACTATTCATCGTTGCAGTAGCCGTCGCGCTGGCCTGCATGGTTGCATTGATGGTAAATGAAGTGGAATCAATAATAGACGAAATCGTATAGGGGCCTTGAACAGTGAGGCCTCCAACAGAAGTTGGCGCAATAAATTGCTGATATAGGCCCGTTCCAGTAACATATGTATTGTTGGGCAATGTAACCTTAATACCAGCACTATTTGCCGTGGTGTCGAATATGGGGAGAATGCCGCTTGAAGAGGTAGTGATGCTCGCTGCAACGCTGGAGGTAATCCTGTAGCTGCTCGATCCAAGGGCGGTTGTAACCGGATATGCCCCGCTCAGAACAACGCCGCCAACATCAATCGGCGTATTCAGATAAATGGTGGTTAGACTGGAGGCACTGGAATTCGGGTCTATGACCGTGACCTGATTGCTGCCAGAGCTTACAGAAAAGCTGGGAGTTGGATTAGATATTCTGGTTTGCGGAGTGATATCTGTATTCGCGCCCGACACGATAACACTAAGCGATTGCGTGGCTCCAATTCCAAGATAGCTGTTTCCGGTAAGGCCTTCCCATCCCAACAGTTCTTTAATGGTCGATCCTATGGCAATAGGATAATATAATGACCAGCCGCCATATTTCTGGATCATGCCTTCCTGATAGCGGACAAGATTAGACTGCGAAACGCCAGCCTCATTTTGGGATAGCGTCATCATCGTATTGACGCCGGGCCGCAAGGTAACAGAGGTCATCGGCATCGTTCATTACACTCTTTGAGGTGTCGCGATTTGATTTGGAATTTGAGACTGCCAGCCCTGAGAGCCGTACTTCTTACGCTGCTCCTCCATGCCAGCAGAAGCAAACAATATGTCATATTGACCTTGCCATGACTGGGCCATCTTGGGATCATCCGCTTGACTTCCAAAATTACGCATATAGCCAGAAGCAAAGATCATTGATGCGGCTATGAATAAATCCGGCAGAGTTTGTGTTAAGAATGTGCTGGAATTATTCACGGACAAGGCCACTGGACGCGCAGTTCCGATTACTTCCACATTATAACTCTGATCTGGAACAGGTCCCAGAGTTGCCGAAGCATCTGTGGCCGGGGCGAAGAATTTGGGTACTCCGATTCCACTGGAATCATTGGGATAAACCTGATCGATAAATTGCTTGGATACTACAGTAAGTGGAACCCGTGTGGCATTTGAAGAAGTTGCTGTAATCGGCGTAAGGATATTAATCTGGTCGATCACCAGAAACGACGCCATCGAAGTGGGATAATTAAACACTCGCGAATTGGCCACGACATTGGTGCTGGTATCCGTGATATAAGTCGCAAGAAAGTCTCCTTCACGATAGATACGTTGTTCGGCATAGTCGATCATGCCCGGCAACATTGTCTGGAAGTTCGTATCATTGGACGAGAGCACCGTTAGATTGGCGATCTGGCTAACATAGGTTGTATAATTCAAACTAGACATGATCACCCCGCACTATATATCTGTAACTGAGCTACCGATACCGACGATACGCCATCACCAGTAATCACAAACTGATGGAAGAGATAATTTGTGGTAGGCGTGATCGTAACGTCTATAATCTCACCGAGAGTGCCAGCCGTGTTGCCGGTTGAGAGTGTGGTGAAGGTGGCTAGAATAGGAGAATTAGAGCCCTGAAAGGCATAAGCGACCGATCCCGCTGCCGCCAGTTTGGCATTGTTTGGCGCAGTTACCACAAACCGCGAAGCCAAAAGTCCAACTGTTGGATTGTTTGGATCAAGCCCGGTCCAGTTCTTGCCAATTGTATTGGTCAATCCAGCCGTTGAAGTATATCTAACGGCGGATAAAAAGAATGGTTTGTTGGAGTTGGAATCAAACGCGGCAGCTAGACCTGCGGCCTGTGTCATTGTTCCGATATTGCTGCCAATTGAGGTATAGGGATTATTGTTGATCTGAGATCGCTCAGGACGCGGATTAACAATTGGCGTCGGATCGGCAGGCAAAACAATGGACCGCAGTTGCTCTTGGGGAACATCGTAGCATCCATCGCAAACCAGCATGTTCTGGTTAACCAGACGATTGCCTGCCCATTCAAATTGCCATTGCAGATCATGTTTGTTGTAAAGAAATCCGCAAGAATCACATATGGCCCAAGCTCTGGGCTTATTACGATCTGCTCTGGCGCGGCCATGCGGTCTCATCGGTAATATGAACTCAGTCCCGGGTTAAACATCATGTAAACATTCTCGGTATCCTGCTTTGCAGCAAGCTGCCAAGCCTCATCGGCATCCATTTTGCGTTGCCCTTCCAAAGACGGCGCATAAATCCTCGCCAATCTTGCTGCCAAGCCAGAAGTGAAAGCGTCCAGCCACAAATAGGGTATCTCTATATTCTGCCCGTTTACATATTCGGCGTCCTGAATTTGCCTGACACGATAGTAATAGAGGGTATAAGGTCCATTACCATCAGGTACAGGCCATAGAGTAATGGTAGGCGATATTAGTCTATCGAACCAGAATACTGTCGGAAATGCCTGAATATCTTTCTCAGGATAAGTCGAATACTCTGAGCGGCTGATAGGATAAATGGATCGATCCGTGGATGGGATGCCAAACCGGATATAGGCGTCCAAGATCATGGCAGTCTCGGCAGGCACAGTATAAGTCGGAGCACCTTGCAATAATGGAAGAGCTTGAAGGTCCACTGACCATAGATTGGGCTGAGCATCTGCCATCTTTGCAAGAAGCAGATTGGCTTCCATTCTGGCGTCCACTAAATGCGTCTGGACAATCTCGGTTCTGCGAATCCCAATTCGG